ATCCTGCGATAAATTGTAAAAAGATGCTACATCACCAGCCAGACCAGTCAATGTTGTTCCCATGTCATAGGCTTGTTTTTCGGAAAATCCAAAGGCTTTTGCCATGGCACCGAATGTACCAGTATACTGTTTTGCCATGGTCTCTGACAGACCAAAGCTCTGTGCGGCGCTCTTTGCAAATTCATCGACCTGTGCGGTCATCTTCGGAAAGGTAACATCTACAACGTTCTGAACTTCCGCAAGATCAGAACCCAGTTCCAGGCACTGTTTTCCGAAATCAACCAGTTTTTTTATGCCAAAAGCCGCCGCAAGTGCCGCTCCTGCTTTTTTCGCCATGCCGGTTATCCCGGTCATCTGACTTTCGAACTGATTTTTATTTACAACCAGATCAAGACCGATCTGTCCAACGCTTGTTGCTGACATATATACCACCTGCCTCTGTCACGAGGACATCGGCACAGCGGCACTACTTGTCCTGGTTTATCTTTATTTCAAATTCTTTCTTGCAGTGTCTTGCCTGACACTTAAAAAAGACACCCCGGCATCTCGCATCCGGGGCATACTGTACTTTCTGCTCATGTCCGCAAAAAGGGCATTTTACTTTTAATCTTTCAATTTTTAATCACCTCCAAGACCTGCCATGCGTAAAAATGCTATCTTCATAGCATCAAGCTGAGCTTCCATCTGTTCTTTTGATGTATGATTTTTAATAAATTCTGCATGTCTTGATTTCCATTCATTGCGGATCCGATGCTGTTCTGGTGTAAAATTCTCCAGATATTCTTTCCGGTCTTCCGCACGAACAGAAACAATCCTTCCGAGAGCTGTATCCGGAGCAATACCTATAAGCATCTGTTTGAACTCCTCCCAAGACATCTCATGAATTTCCTTTGACAATCGCAGGCCATACTGTGACTGAAAAGAAGATACAATCAGATCATAATCCTCTATCAGATCATAGTATGGATCTGTTACTCCCCCTCTGTTTCATCCTCTTCGCCCGTGATAAGCTTCTGGGCCTCTTCCACAAGTACTGTCAGATCTTTAAAGCTGAGTTTAAGCTTCTCAATCTTCTTCTGGCTTTCTTTGGGAAACATCAGATCATACAGATCAAGAATATCTTTTGGAGTTCCTTCAGCTTCCTGCATCTCTCCATATTTTCCCATAAGCTTCAGCATTGTAGCTGCATCCGCATTTACTTCCAGACTTTCATCTTTGATAACCAGAAACGGATTTCCATCCATTTCCAGTTTATCAGTAATATTTACAATCTTTGCCATTTTTAATCTCCTTTTCGTCCATGAGTACGGCTTACGCTGCCGGTGTTACAGTAGGTTTGCCATTGCTGATTACATCAAATTCAAGACCTGCAACGTTTGTGGAGTCACCGCCACCGTTGTTCTTGATATCAATAACAGCATTTTCCCATGAAACAGTAGTGCCGTCTGGGAACTCCCATTCAAAATATGCCTCTGCATCATGTCCGTTTTTGTATGCTTTACCGGCAACAAAATCATTGCCAGTGTCACCGATATTTCTTTTGCCACTCAGTGTGATAGTTACTGCTTTGGCTGTCATTAACGCTCTCTGCCATCCCTCAGTGTCCATTGGAGTCCAAGTCTCTACACCATTTGAAAATGAAACTGAAAATGTTTCCAGATCTGCAACTGTTGTAGCAGATTCTTTGGCAGCTCCAAGCTTGAATTTATTATCTAAAACTGGAAATACATTGGTTTTCCCGGCAAACTTCTGAAGATTCATCTTCATGCTTTATTACCTTCTTTCTTCTCATAAATAAAATTTCCTTCAATCACCATTTCATAGATGCCGGCATCATCTGTACCAACATCCTGGACTGGATAAAGGGGTTGAAAAAACTTAATCGTTTCATTGTTTACAATTGCATCTCTCATAGTTCTTAACTTCTCAAGCAGCTCCACAGCAGCTTTTTCGGTCTCCCGTGGGGATTTGTTCCAATGGACAAGCAAAGTTACGTATTTCTCGCCGTAGCCTTCCAGAGAAGGACCTCCGAGAGCTGTGTGGTATACGTTCTGATGCTTGCTGTTGTATACCCCAACAGACTTATCTTCCTTGTCTGGAAGTTTTCCCATATACACGTGTTCCGCAATGCCAAGAGAATCGATATAATCTCTTACGTCTGCTAACATCATACGCCCGTCAACCTCCTATAGATTTCTTTGAATGCCTTAGCCGCGAAATCAGCTTCTTTACCACCCGGAAGCCAGTCTGTATACCATTTGCCACGTGCATTCGGATTCTCCCCTGTCTGGAAATGATATTCCGGATGAAAATACAGTCGGCGGGCATATGGTGTACTGGATACGATTGATACTTTTCCATGCTTGCTTTCTGACTTGTCTAGGAATGTGCTCTCATTCTGCAGATTGCCGGTATCAAACGGAAATACTTGTGCCTGCTCTACGTCTGTACGAAGTGCTTCTGCGGTATGCTCTAAAGCAGTTATCTGTGCATCTGTCAGCTGTCGGATCTTTGGCAGATTCAGTTTTATCACTGAATTCACATTGATCAGATTGCTCATACCAGCATCACCTCAGTATAATTCACAGTTCCATCCGGATTCCTTGCCTTTGTTCCCTGTTCGATCCGTCTCTTCGCTCCGAAGATCAGAGCAGATCCACCAGAGATAACCGGCAGATCTGGACAGATGTCACCCGGAAACAGCGCCGTGCCGGTAATCTGTATCAATTTCTTCTCTGCTGTCAGAACTGTTCTTGCTTTATCCTGGTAGTTGCATTTTCCAGAATACTCAATTGTCATAAGTGGCTCACCATATTCATTAAGGCCTTCTCTTTCGAAACTACAGGTAATATCCGTCTTGCAGAGCCTCTTCGGAACTAAACATGGATATCTCATGTGATCACCTCGCTAATCTGCAACATAAACCAGTCTGAGACAGTAATGTGTAGACATCTCTTTTCATGGCAACACCTTTATCAGTGAATACATTCCAGCTGCTGCCGAACTGAGCAGACACGCCATTGATACTGTACGAAGAAAGTACGCTATTAATCTCATCTGCATTCTCATATTCGAAATCAGCCTGCATGCATACGACTTCCCTGATTATTTCCTGCTGAAATTCTGTAAGAGAAGAAATTCCCCGTCCTACAATACGGTTGTAGGTCAGGGAATCAATGTGTCTGGATGCCTGTTTGAGAGCTTTGGAAAGTTCTTCTTCAGGAACGATGCTTCCTTCATACTGGTCCAGATAATAATCCGGTGTTGCGTATGCTTTATAAGTCATTCGATCACCTCTTATCAGGCACCAACCTCTGCAGTGTCTACATCTACATAGATACTGTCAATCTTGCCATCACGGCCATTCGGGAACACAAATACATCAGAGAAGGATCTGTTCTGATACAGATATCCATCACCTTTTGTATGGGCACCAGGTGCAAAGTAATAGATACTGGAGATCTTCGGTACAGTCTTGCAGGTCTGTCCACAAGCAACGAGAACATTGATCTTGTGTGCACCTGTCACTGCTTCAACACCGCTTGATGCTGCTACCTTCTTCAGCGGTTCAAAGCCGCCGCTTTCTGGTTCCCAGTTAAATGCATCATAGAAACGTTCATCATCGATAACTTCCATGATCGGCACTCCGTCAATGTCTGTCACTCTGGTTTCGATTCCCATACCGCCCTCTGCAATCTGAGTCATCTCGATCTTACGTGTAAACTCTGTGGACTGTTCCAGAGCATCCATGATCTGACTGGTTACATACATGATCAGAGAGCCAGTTGCTTTGTATCTTCTGAGTTTTCCTTTTGCAAGGATATCTTTCAGCATTCCAAATACTTTTGCCTTTGTGTATGTGGATGCTGCTGTGGATCCATGATAGCCTTCTGTTTTCTGAGCTGTCTGAGCAACTTTAGAGAAGAACAGGGCATCTGTTTCCGGAACTACCCATGTCTGTTCGAACACTCTGGAAATATTCTGGATGGAAGCCGTAGCATTTGTCTCATCAACATCTGCTTTATCTACCATAAATTCAACATCACGGTCATGTGTCAATGTGTACGGTACATCTGTCTGGTTATATTTACCTTTGTTCCATCCACCTTCGCGGCTGTGGTTCTTGTATCCAGATGTGGACATCTGCGTAAAGTGGAATGTTTTGGCATCAAGCCATCTTACATTACTGGTTACGAATGGAGATGTCAGAGTTCCCTGCATCAGGATTTCGAGGAGATCCGGGCTCCACTGTTCTGCATAATTTAATGCCATATCTTATACCTTCTTTCTTTTAATTCCAGCGATTCCAACGCTTTGTCGGTACTGCTGTCTGGTTTGTAGTTGTTGTCTGCTGCGGATGCTGTGCCGGATTCCCACCTGTTCCCACCTGTGTGAAACCGGTTTTACCATCCGTCTGCGGTTTCAGTGCCGGAACGTCTTCCAGTACTTTGTTTACTGCTGTTTTCAATGATTCCTCATTGATGTTTCCATCTTCTCCCATGACCTGGCTTAAATCTGCCATTTTGAGGATATATGGAATTGTCTTTGCTTCGATTCCCAAAGAAACAGCCATCATTGTAGCTGCACTCTCTACCTGTGCTGCCTGAACAGCTTTCTGAGATGCTGCAAGCTGTGCCTGTGCCTCTGTGATCTGATTCTGCATTCCGGCAACATCCGGCTGATTTGCTGCCTGCTGCTGTTTGAAGGATGCAATAGCCTGGTCCATCTGTTCTTTTGAAAGTCCCTGCTGTTTAAAGTAACCTTTCAGAACAGATTCTTCTGTTACAGTCTGTTTTCCTGCGATCAGACTGGCCAGCTTGTCGTAATCAAACTGTGGTGTCTGCTGTACTCCTGCCGGTGGTGTTCCACCATTTGCTGCTGAGCCACCTGCTCCCCCACCATCGCCAGATCCTCCTTCTGCAAATTTCTGCAGGTTCATTGGTACTTTGCATCTAAATCTCTTAAACATTTCTACATACTCCTTTACAGTTTTTTATGTGCTGTCTGCACGAATACAGTTTTACGTGTGTCTCACAAAAACAGTTGATAACCCGGTGTCTCCGCGTAGTTTAATGCCTTCGGGCATAAAAATAAGACGCTTAACCCTGCGCCTCAATGGGAGATTCCGGATCACCGCCTTTCGAATCGATAACCTCTGCAATCTTCATTCTTACCAGATACTCTGCTCTGTCCTTGGATACTGTTAATGTATCACCAACAGACCTGAGCTTCAGATCATTCTCTTTATCATAAAACTCATGCTTTACCCTGATTTTCACCAT